GGGGTAATTTTTTACGCCCCTCTTTTATTTTTATCTCGTAGGAGGTCGGTATGTTAATTATAGATACCCCTGATAGGGAGTATTATAACGAGGAGACCAACCAATTTATAACTATACCGGGTCGACGTTTGCACTTTGAGAATACGCTAAAAGTATTAGCCGAATGGGAGTCTCTATATCGCAAGCCTTTTTTAACTCGAGAGGAAAAGACCACTGCAGAACTCTTTGACTACTTTATTCTTATGTGTCAAGATGAGATTACTTATGATGATTTGACAAGTGAAGTTGTTACACAACTAGGAATGTATCTAAATGATGTTCCTACTGCGACGACTATCACTAAAAGAGGAGATGATACCAACACCTCTTCAGCCGGCATGATACAAACCTCAGAAGTAATCTACGCCTGTATGGCTAATGCGAGAGTTCCTTTTGAATGTGAAAACTGGAACCTACATAGACTATTAACTATGTTGGCCGTTATTAGTGAGTTGAATAACCCTGATAAGAAGAAGATGTCTAAAGCAGAGACACTTCGTACATATGAAGATCTTAATGCTAAGCGCTTGGCGCAAATTGAACAGATGAAGAAGGAGAAGTTAAATGCGTCTAAAGGTAACCTCCGTTAAGGTTAAAACCGGATTATCTAAAGCCTTAAGCAAAGCCTCTACTTTATCCAGTATTAAAGGTTCTATGTCATCTATCGGGCATAAGGGACTTGGGCGTCTTATTAACGCCACCCCATCTCGTTCAGGTAAGACTAGATCGTCATGGGACATGGAAGTCGAAAAAAATCAAAATGGTTATACTTTGTACTATTCTAACTCTAATAAGATTTCGGATGGTACCCCATTGGTAGTCCTTATTGTAAACGGGCATGGTACCGGTACCGGTGGTTATGTCCCTGCTAACAATTTTGTTACTCCCATTGTTGATTCTGTAGTAGATGAGATACTGAGGGAGGTGGAGAATATAATTGAGTAAACAGGTAATCGAAGAACGCCTTATCAAACTAGGTATTGATAATGAGCAGTTCAAACAAGGATTAAAAGAGTCCCTGTCTTCTCTATCAGATTTAGATAAAGGACTCAAACAAGCAGCAGATGGTAAAAGTGGGTTATTCGGAAATAGCGAGAAATCTGCTAAATCCTTATCTAATGCCATTACCGGATTGCTTAACTCAGCCCCAAAGCTGGGTAATGCATATTTGGGCGTATTCGATAAGATTACCTCTGCTATTGGTGGAACTACTGGCTCTGTAGGTAAACTAGTTTCTAGTATGTTCAACTTTGTATCTCCTTTTAGTTCTGGTACTAAAGGAGTTGCAGATGGATTAAGTAAAATTCAAGACGGCGTTACGAGCAGTTCAGGCAAATTCGGGATGTTACAATCTGTAGCAACCGTGGCTCTGGGTAATATTGCAGCATCTGCTATTACTACTGGATTGTCTATCGCTAAGAACATCGGAGGGAATATTCTTCATTCGATCATGCCTTTAAAAGCAGGGTTTGGACAGTTTGAAGATAAGATCAACTCCGTAAACATGTTGGTTGCCGCACTTGGTAAATCAGAAATGGGTAACATCACAAACTCGTTGGATGATTTACAGAAGTACGCTGAGACAACCAAATACTCTGTTAAACAGATGCATGGCTCCTTGGCACAATTCGTAAATGCTGGGGTCGGTCTTAATGAAGCGACTACTGCGCTTAAAGGTTGGGGTAACTTGGCAGCATCTGCCGGTGCTACAACTGATGGATTTAACCGCTCACTCCAATTTGGGGTACAACAGGCATTACAAATGGGTATGATGAATACTCAGAACTGGATGTCTGTGGAAAACGCGGGTATGGCAACTAAGCGCTTTAAAGATATCTTGGTCGATACAGCTACTCAAATGGGTATTAATATCGACATGTCGGAAGGTTTCCGGGGATCTCTTAAAGATGGTTGGTTGACTAATGAAGTCTTGATCAAGTCATTGGAGAAGCTTGCCAATGATGAGACTTTAGTCAAAATGGCTGCAGAATTTCACACATTTGGTGAAGTTGCCGAGGCCGTATCAGATCAGGTCACCTCAGCCTGGGCTCGTTTCTGGGAAACACTTATTGGTCAAGCAGGTAGTGATGAAGTAACTGCCTTCTGGACTAAATGGGGTAATATCGCAGCAAACGCTATGGGCGCTGTTGGTATGAAAGCTAATGATTTAGCTAAGGCGTTTGTCGAATTCGGTGGACGTAACAATATTGTTAAAGCCTTAGAGTCGGCATTTAGTAGTATTGGCGGTATCTTTAACTCATTTGGTACTGCATTTACACATGTCTTCGGTGGAAACCTAGGATCTAAGATGATGGAAGGTCTATCGAATGGTATTAGTAAATTTGCTGATAAGATTCGATTAGGTAAAGCCGAACTTGATGCATTCCATCATATTTTCATTCTAGTCTTTCAAAGTCTAAAGGTGGTGACAGCCGAAGTATTTACAAAACTTAAGTTCTTAGGTGCCCTTATTCCTAATCACCTGGTTAAAGACTTAATCATTATAGCGGGTATGATCGCTAAGGTTTTCTATACTGCGGTTCATATGATTTCGAAGATCTTAGAGTTAATTATTCCATTTGATAAGATTGGTGGAATATTTAAATTTATCGGAGATGTATGGACTGGCTTATGGGATAAACTACACAATAGTCTAGCTTCATTCTCAGAGAAGTGGTATGACTTCTTTGGTAAGATACCTCCAGGATTCGATAAGATAGTTGCCTGGTTTAGTAAACTATGGCAGGTTATCAAATTCCTAACACCGTCTATTGATAGACTCAAGCAATCCCTACATGGACTTATTTCTAAAATTACAAATCCATTCACTACTTTAGGAGATGCTCTTGGAAGTAACACTAGAAAATTCAATGAATGGCTTTTCTTCGTAGGTAGCGCTACACAACGTTTCCCTATCTTCGGTAAAGCTCTAGGTAAATTCCTTGTTGGGTTCTCACATTTCAATGACGCAACTGGTAAGATGGATCACTGGGCTGGTCGTATGGGGCATAGTCTCCGTACAGCGCTATTTAATATTCGTCATAATTGGGCCAATGAAACGGGTCGCATTAAGGTTTCATATAAGCAATTCTGGGCAAGTCTCAATGAGGCTATGGACGGAGTTCTAAAACGTGAAATCCTTACATGGAAACAGTTCATGAGTGTAGTTAAGTGGGATAAACTAATTCCACCACAACTTAAGAACGTATTCAGCGGTTTCTCATTTAAGATGCCTGATATGTCAGGACTTAAGGCAGGCTTGGCTTCATTCGCAGGTAACCCATTCGGCGCTATGATCGGCGGAACCCAGAATTTATCAAAATGGTTAGAAACTACTACATTCTCATTCAAAGGTTTCGCAGATGTTATTCGTCGTAAGTGGCCTACACTTGATGTGTATGCTGATAAACTAGAGAAGGTTAAATTCTCATTAAGTTTCTTGAAACCAGTTGTCGATAAACTCGGTGAAGCTCTTAAATGGCTTAAAGATAAGTTTTCTGACCTTAGCTTTGGTAAACTCGATTTAAGCGGCATTACCAAACCTTTAGGTGATGCTGCTAAGGCTATCCATGAGAACTTCTCAGAAGGCGTGGTTCCAGGTATTGTTAAGTCTGTTGACGGTTTCCGTAAATGGGCTAGTGAACTATCTGGTTTCCGTATTGCATTCGCCCCATTCGCTGCGGGTGGTATGGTTATTAAAGAGGCCTTCGGTAATATTCGTAATGAACTTAAGAACTCCAAAGTCGACTTCAGTAGCTATAAAGGAACTTTAAATACCTTTAAAGGTTGGTTTAATGGGTTCTGGGAAGGTCTCAAGAAGACTGCGTCTGGGCCAACTTTAACTACTATCGGGGATGGTATTAAACACGGGTTTGCCGCTACTATGGACTGGTTACGTACAAATGTAGGGCCGTGGTTTGGAGACTTCTTCAATTCATTACCTACAGGTTTACGAAATGCGTTTGACCGATTAGGTTCTACATTACGACAATTCATATCTGTATTTGGTTCGGCCTTTAGTGGTGCTAAACTAGACTTTAGTTCATTTGGATCAACCATTCAAACTGTTGGTGATGCTATCCATAAGGTATTTGAGAAACTCAAAGAAGCACTTAAGAGTCTTTGGGACGGATTTAAAGAGATCTTTAAAGTGCATTCTGCTAGTGCCGATGAAATGACTGCCGAAGATTATGGTTTAACTAAACTTGATACCCTAAGTAACAAACTTGGCGATGTCGATAATAAACTTGGCAACGTTAATACTAAGGCTACTAGTCTATTCGGTACAGTCGGCGAATTACTTAAGAAGATTAGCTTCGTATTAGGTGAAGCATTCAAACCACTACAGCAGACAGACTCTGAACAACTAGGTAAGATTTTTGTTATTGTTGGTGGTATCATGCTCCTTTGGAATACTCGTAAGAAAGTATTAGGTATTAAAGAGGTATTTGCCACATTCTTCGATACTCTAACCAAAGGAAGTAAAGGTGCGCTTGATGCGGCTAAAGGTTTATTCACTCAAATGGGTGGGTTCTTTAAAGCTAAAGCTCGTTTCGAGAATATTAAATCGTTTGCATTAGCTATCGGTACTCTTACTGCGGCACTCCTAGTCCTATCATTTATCCCACAAGATAAGTTGATAACTGGTGTTTTGGGTCTCGCTGCCGTATTGGTGGCATTTGAAGCGTTTTACTTGACATTATCGATAACAACTAGTAAGTTCGATAAGGAAAAAGTTGAGGGTGCTAAGAAGATGATGCTCGGTATGCTAGCAATAGCAGGTTCTATATTCTTAGTTTCAGGCGCAGTGTCTATTCTAGGACATATGGATACAGGAGCATTACTTAAAGGAGGCTTTGCCGCAACCATACTGCTTACTGTACTTGGTGCTATAACCGTCGCTATGACTAGGTTCCAAGGTGCTGGCGGTACAAAATCTTCAGAGATGAGAAAAATCTCCGTAAGTCTTTTAACTTTCATTGGTATAGCCTATGCTGTTAAGAAGGTAGCTAAAGAAGTTGTTAAATTAGGCCAAATGGACTTAGGGTCTCTTTCAAAAGGCTTAGCTAGTATCGCTGTTATAATCGGTGGCCTAACCCTCATTATCTGGCAGACAAGTAAGATGGAAAACGTCAAAATGTCTTCAGTTTTAACATTCTTAACTGTAGCTAAAGCGATTTCTGGTATCACTAAGACTATTCAGAAACTTGGTGAGATGGATACTAAGACTCTTATTCAGGGTGGTACTGCCGTGGCTATCTTAATGTCTGTTATTGCAGGTATTACTTATACCTTCAGTAAGCTCGATAATACCAAGCAATCCTTCACTAAGAACGCTACCGTATTATTTGCTGGTTTGGCCGGAATCATGTTTATGATGACTAAACTTGCTAATGATATGGGGCAAATGAAAGATCCTGGTTCATTAGTTCTAGCACTTGGAGCTATGTCTGTCGCTATTGCTGCTATGGCCGCGATATCTCAAATGATCAAGTCCAATGGCTTGGCTGATAGGAGTATCGATGAAGGTGTTAAGAATGTCGCTGTAATTGCAGGATCTCTTACTTTAGCAGCGGCAGGGCTATCTCTTCTAGCTAACGGTAATGCTAACTGGGCAGAAATCCTAGTAGCTTCTGTATCTCTTGTAGGTGTATTCTATGGAATTGCCAAAGTTGGTCAAGTTGCAGGTAGACTGAAAGTCGAAGACTTCAAAGGCATGGCCGCTGTAGTCGCATCTATTGTAGGCGGTGCTATCGGTCTTACAATCTTATCTAAAGTTCCTATCAAGGACTTGTTATGGCAATCTGTAGCTCTTGTAGGTATATTTACTGCTATCGCCGGCATCGGTGTTCTAATGAGTAAATTCGGAGGAGCCGGTGCTGTTGCAAGTATAACAGGTATCGCAACTGCCTTCTTAGCTATGGCGGCTGGTATTGCTGCTGTTGTTGCTGCTGCTGGTTATTTCATTGAATCTATCAGTAAACTTGTTGACTCTATCACTAGACTCGTTGAGGCTGCTTCTCGACTAGGTAAAGAAGGTGGTAAGAACTTTGCTGAATTCTTCAAAGAAGCCGCTAAAGGTGGAGATAGTATAGCAGAGGTCGTTGCTAAGATGGTTGAGGGTATCGTAACTGGTACTGTCAAAGGTGTCGAAGCTAACTTGCCTCGTATTATTGAAATTGGTATCGGCCTTATCAAGGGTATCGCTATTGGTGTGGCTCGAGCTGCAAATGATCTAGTTGGTGCAATTGTTGATATTGGTGGTCAGATTATTGATAAAATTCTAGGGGCAATTCCTACATGGATCCTTAAAATCTGTGATGGCGTCTTATCTGGTATGCGTCAAATCGCTCAGTGGGTTCGTAATAATAAGAACGTTATTGTTGTATCTGTAATGGAAATCTTCGCTGCTATCACCTCCGTTATTGCAGAGGGGATTGCTGCACTTATTGGTATGATTGCCGATGGAATTGGTGCTGTATTTGGATGGATACCTGGCGTTGAAGACGCTATGAAAAAAGGTAAACAAATGGCCTATGATATGGCTGATGAATTCTCAAAATGGCAACAAGATCGTATCAACGAAGTAAAACGATTTGCTGAACTTACAGCTAAAGAAGGGGTTGATTCTGCTATCAAGCAACTTGAGAAACTTGGTCAAGCAGAAGTTCAATCAGCTATAACCTTTGCAAGTAAATCTCAAGATGGTCTAGAGAAATTTAAGATTTTCTGTTCTCAGTTAGGTATTCAAGGTGCTGACGAGTTCATTCGAGGACTTAAATCAGGATCTATTAGTGCTCAGGAAGCTGGTAAACTCTTCGCCAAAATGGTTGAATTGGGTATGTCTGAATCCGACGTTAAGAAGATTGCTGCCGCTGCTGGTTATGACTATGCTAATGGTATTCTTACTGCTAAGCCTAAAGTCAAGACTAGTGCTGAAGAAGTTAAGAGCTCTTTGGAAGAAGGACTTGGTGGAGATGGTAACTTCGACCTAACGAAACTGTCATCCGCCTTTACCAAACTTAACGAATTCATGGGCGGTAATCTAGATATGACCAAAGTACAGGCTGCTCTGAAATCTGGTCAAATCAATGAAGAGATGATCACCAAACTTTCAGAAGGTGATTTCTCTCAATTATCTGAAGAACAGATGCAAGAGTTCCTAGCAGGTCTTTCTAAATCTGAAGAACCTGCGGGAGAAAGAGCCAAGGCAATTCGTGATGCCGTAATTAACGGTTTGAGTAATGACGGTCAAGGCTTCGACCAAGAGACTGTCGCCAAAGCTTTGATTAATTTAGACACACACTTAGGTGGTAAACTAGATGAGGTCAAAGCATTAGCTGCAATTAAATCAGGAGAAATTCCACCTGAAATTATCGCAGCATTAGCTACAGGTGATTTCTCTAAAGTATCTGAAGAACAATGGGCGGCTTATATCAAGAAAATTGAAGATGCTGCTCCTCCTGCCGGTGATGCAACTGGTAAAGTCGGAGAACAAGTTAATTCAAAATTAGATCAGATAAAAGAATCAGCTCTTACGAAAGCAGACGAGACCGGTAAAGGTGTTGTAAAAGGGTTGGATGTATCTGGATCAGTACCTGGCGCGATGTCCACTATGG